ATCTACCTGCTGGGCAATACATGGCAAGATTCACAGGAGATAAACCGTCAAACATCAAACAGTTAATAACTCCACCAGATTCACTTGAAAGGCTAAAGGAAAACAGAATGTTAAAAGCTGATGACCGAATCTCAGCAGTTATTGAGTCAACAGATAAAGGTGGAGAAAGGCTTATTAACATGAATGAGGCTTTATCTCTCCTAAACTCTGGAGAAGTTAAGTCTGGTTCTTTTGGAGCTTACAAGGTGAAGGCTGCAAGGCTGCTTGGAATGGATGTTGCAAGCGAGGAACAATTCAACTCATTGGTTGGTAATCTGGCACTGGAAGCTATTGACCTAACAAAAGGAGCGATTTCCGATAGAGAAATGACATTCTTTAGAGAAGAACTAGCTCCAGGGATAAATAAGTCTGTTGAGGGTAACAAGAAGATAATCGAGTTTAAGATAGCAGCCGCAAAACGAGGACTTAGGATTAACCAAGTAGCAAGAGATATGCTTGCAAGCAATGCACTTCCTGTTGATATAGAAGCTGCAATTAAAAAGATTCAAAATGAAGAATCCCTAGTGCCAAGTGATACAACAGAACAATTCACTCCTGAAAAACCACAAAGCGCAACCGACAGACTTAGAGCTAAAGCATCACAACCTAAATGACACCCGAAGAAGAAAAAGCAGAGTTTAATAAACTCGCTCCTGATGCGATAAAAGAAGTTACAGGACTTATTCAAGGTAACTTTGCTGGATTTCAAAAAGCACGGGAAGATTATCTTAGCCAACTTCCTGTTGGTGATCCTCGTTTTTTAGAGCCTAAATTAACTCCTGCTGAATTTCTTACAGAAGAGGGGATGAAGCAACGTGGGTTAATTGATGAAAAAGGAGAAGCTACCAAACTCGGTGAAGATTACCTTTTCATGGAGGATCAAGGTTTCATGCAAGATGGACAGCTAACTAATAAAGGTAAGGCCTATATTACTGATACAGAAGATTTGCTCCCTATTAGTCAAATTAATGACTGGACAATACTTACAGGTGCTCTTAACCAAGATGAATCTGGTAAATTTGATCCAGCAGTTGAAAGTAAGTATCAACAATTCAAAATCAGAAAAGAAGAAGGACTAGATAAAGTTGAGGGTGGCAATTTTTTTGTAGAAGTCGGAAAGGGGGTCTTAAGTTTTGGAGAGGGGGTTTACAATTTGACTCCCGTCCCAACTATGAAAAAAGTTGTAACTGGACAAGGATTTTCTTTTTCAGAAGAATTAACCAAGCGTTTAAGTGCTATATCTGGAGCTTACAATATAATGGCAGACACGCCAATTAAAGCTACTGCTTTTTTGAGTCAACCAATTAGAAGTGAAGATCAAGAAGATCGAGATGATTTCATTGTTGCTACGAGAGTTAAGTTAAATAGAATAGTAACCGAACCAGAAACTTTTGATGCGATTACTGGGACAAGTGTTGTAGCTGATGCTTATGCTAAAACGCTTGATAATTATAAACAAAGATTTGGAGAACTTGGTGAGAGTAAATTACAACAGGACTTAATTAACATCAAAACCGCTGGTATGGTTTTGGGTGACCCATTGAATCCATTTTTCGCGGTGGCAACTGGGGGCATATCAGTATTGGGTAAAGTGGCTATGCTTGGCAGAGTTAAGGGTGCTGTTAATGCAGCAAATATAGCTTCTACTCAAATATCAAGAATTAAAAAAGCAGCACCAATTATTACTCAACAACTTGATGCTGCCAAAGCCTTAAATCAAACGCTTGTTAAACAACTAGATGATGCTGTAAAAGTTGGTGATTCGGCTACAACAGCAAAACTTACTCCGCTTGTAGCATCAAGCACAAATGCGGTAGATGATTTGGCTCGCACTGCAACTAAAATGCAAGAAGGACTTGCAGTTAATACAGCCCAAAGGACGAAAGCACTTGCAGAGCTTGCTGATAAATCCAAGCCTTTTGATATTTCGAGAAAAGTAACTGCCGGTGCAGTAAAAGGCGTTGAAGTTTCAGCTGAGAAATTAGGCAATGCTGCTGCTTTTACTAATAGGGGACTTAGAGCATTAGAGGGGATTATTGGACGATATAAAACAGGACAGATATTTACTGGATTTTTTGTTGCAAGTAATCCTACGGCACAAGCTGCACTTGCAGCTTATGTTTCTGCTAGAATTGGATTATCTGTTGCTCCCAAAATTCTTGGCAAAACAGCAAAGTTTGCAAACGTAGTTGGTGATGAGCTTGTTCAGATGAAGAACTCCACTCCGTTCTGGCGTAGAGTTGCTGCTAATGAAAACGTGGGTGGCATTGGTAAAGCAATGGCAACAACCTTAGATTATGCGTCACCTGCTGCTCGCTTTGCAGTTGGAAGCGTAAAACAAGGTGCAAAGCTCGCCCCAGCATTAGCAGTTTACGAAGCAATCAATAACAACGGATTAGATGATGAAGCCATGAAGCGTGTTGGGGCTAACGCATTGGTTTTCGGTGCGTTTGCAAGGGTTGTCGGCGGTGGCAAGCAAGACCTTGCTAAAAGGCAAACTGGCGACTTCTACAACTATCGAAGCAAACAACAAAAACTTGGAGAGGATAAACTGGCAGCTTTTGATGCTATTCCAGACCGACCTTTGAAACAATTCATATCCACTTACGACTCAGCTTATCCAAATACTTGGGATTGGCAATTTACAAGAGAAGGGGATAGCTCTTTCAATCCATCATCCAAGACCATTACGGTAAACGTAAATGACAAGTCGGGATTTGTTCGTGCATTAACTTCGCATGAGACGCTTCATTCATTGACGTTTAAACACGGAATGGATGATTCTATTGCAGCCAGAATGCTCGGAGATGAGACAAGACCTGGGCTAGTGCGAGACATAAATGGAAATCTTGATAAAGACTTCAAACAGTTCTACGATACCTACAACGAAAGACTAGATGCCCAAGGATTACCTAGAATCGGTATTGAAGATGCGGCTGTTGAATTCTTCACAGATAACGGCACGGCAGCTTTGCTTGATGATGTTGTATCTGGAAAGCTAACAAAGGCAGCAGTTAAAACTCCGCTACGCAGAAAGATTGAGGATATTTTTGAGACTGTCTTTGCATCAACTCCAATCGTTAAGGATCTTCACTACAAGCTCGGTGGAGCTACGGATGTAAACGGCAACCTAGTTATGGGTTCTGGACTGCTGGCAGACGGGATGAAGGAGCTTCCAGAGGTAAAGGCGATGGTTCGTAAGATGTATCGTGAATCCGCTGGATTACCTAAGTCGCCTATTAAGCCTGGCGCAATGGGTGATTTTCCATCTTCTAACCCAAGGCATTATAAAGCAGCTAAGGTAATAGATGAAATCAACAAGAAGAATGTCAAAGATGGAAAGCCTTTGATTGAAGGCGTTATAATTCCCGATAAAAAAGGCAATGGGACTGGCTTGCTTTCCGACGAGCATCTCGTAGCACTTGAAGAAGCAAAAATACTTAAGCCGGGTGGAGCGCAAGAACTTATTAATTTTCGATCTAAACTTGATGCTGATACAGCGATTTTACTAGAAAACACACCGATTGAGCAAGGACGTTCCGTTCAGACAGCGGGAAAAACAACCAACAAGATTAAGCCGATCAACTTTATGTTGAAGAACGGAAGGCTTTACTTAGTTGGAATGGACATTGCCCAGCTCGGGCTAAACATCAAAAGGTTTGAACGCAGGGCTGCCACAATGGGTATGTCTAAGGCAAACGTCTTGACTGATATTGTTGAAACGGCAAAGCTGCACAAAAAGGGTGTTTCAACTGATGGCTACTTCAAAAGCGTTGGCGGCAAGAAATGGAAAGATAGACAGAACTTTATCAACGCAGTTCAAGGACTAAACACAAAGTCACAGCGTGTTATCAATCCAATGTTTGACAAGCTCGGCATGGATAAACAAACGGGAACATACCGCACGTTTGCCTACGATAGAGTTGATGGATTCACAGACCTTACTGGTGATATGGTTATTCCGTATGGCAACAATGCTTACTACACGCTCAAGGCTAACCTTATGCCACAAGCTCCACGGATTAACGTGAAAGGTGAGATCATAAAGGATGCGCCAAATGTTCGTCTTGCTCCAGAAGGAAACGCAAAGCCAATAAGTCCACCTCAAAAGAAGTTTACAAGTGGGTTAAAACGCGATAATAGTGTTGCAACTGGAATCTCCGTGGCTTTAGGTAGCTCTGGTGAAAAACAAAATGAGCGATGAAAAACTAGAGAAGTTCAAAGAGAACTACTACGACGACCGCCCTGACAAAAGCGAGTGGTTTCTTGAGGTTAGAGAACGTGCGAAGTCACTTGCCCGGAATAATGTTGAGCATTACGCTCCCCACAAAGCAGCGTTGGCTTTATTCCTTTTATCTCAGGGCGCAAGGATAACCGAGATTTCCAAGAAAACAGACCTAGGCAGAGATGTTATCCGTGGGCTTGAATGGCGGCACAGTGATACACTGGAAACAAAACGTAAGGAGTTCTCCATGCGTTATGCTATTGCGGCACAGGAATATACAGATTTGCTACTTGAACGTGCCACACAGCTATTTGATGACCCTGACAGCCTTGCTAAGATTTCCCCTGAGAAGCTGGCAATTACTGTTGGCATCCTTACGGACAAGGCAGCACAACTTACCGGCATGGCAACTACCGTTGTTGAGTATCGCAAGGGAGCAAGCCTAGATGACGCTGCAAATCTTATCAATGAAGCTAGATCACGCATTGCTAAGGGTAAGGTAATTGAAGCAGAAGTTCTATGATTTGGAGATCGCATCAAATACTCAAGCCTCCAACGGATGAGGAGATAATCGAAATGACACCAGAAGAGGTGTTGTCTATCCATCGGATATACCACGAAGCGATTGAAAACGCGGAGAAAGACCCGTATGAGTATGGTTTCCGCTTGCCTCACTGGACAAAAGCAGAGGAACAACTGCATGATGTTAATGAAATCCTAGCATTGGGAGGTAACAGGTCAGGGAAAACCCAGTGGGGTGCATTCTCAGTTGTCCGTGCTGCAGTAGAGAATCCTAACTCTGAGATATTCTGCTTTGCCCAAACATCCGAGGTGTCCATCCGTCAGCAACAAAGCGCAGTGTGGGCTTGGCTTCCAGAGTATCTAAAGACTAAGTTTACTAGCGCAAATGCTTATATCTCCTACAAGAAGAAAACAGGGTTCACGGATTCCTCACTAATCTTGCCAAACGGCTCACAGATTATCTTCAAGACGTATTCCCAGTATCAGAACAATCCTACAATCCTAGAGGGTGCAGAGCTTGGTTCTAGGAATCCTGTATGGCACAATATTGGGGTCTGGTTAGACGAATATCTCCTTGGCCCTGAGTTGATAAATACGTTGCGATTTCGACTTGCAACTCGCAACTCAAAGATGCTGGTGACGTTTACCCCGATTGATGGGTGGACAGAGGTAATCAAAGAGTATCT